GTACCATTATAATCATTTTTTATTATTTTTCCTCTTAACGCGTTTGAAAGTTTTTGTCTAACATTTCTTTCAGAACCTGTTGTGAATCCTCCATTTATTAAATATCTTGCCGCTTCGAATAAATTATCAAAAGTATTCGAAACACAACCATTAATTTCAGTTAAAGTGAACTTATTTATATTACCGTTTTTGTTTTTATTATATAACGACAACTTTAGTTTAACTTCGTCGTTATAGGTATTTCTTCTAAATTCATTAACTTTCGCCAAATTATATCCATAATTAGAATCGTTCGACTTATATTCTATAATATAATTATTTTCTAATGAAACTAAATTATTAACACCACAAAATTGAATGACCTCAAATAAAAAAGAACTTTCGCCAAATTTATTAAATGAATTTTGTAGATGGAGATTGTCGTGTTTGTTGTTCCGTAACATCCAAAAATGTTTATATTGCCTTTTAGTGACATTTATAGAGCTACCTATATATACCTTATTATCGTTTAAATTTGTAATTTTATATATTCCTGAAGTCATAATAACTATATTCTATAAATATTACAAGTCATGCGAATCGTAATGGATGTGATGTAATAAATTAAAATTATTTGATATTTATAATATATGTCAATTAAAAAATTCATAAAGAACTTTATTATAGAACAAGATGAAAATCTTATTCAACTCACCCCCGAACAATATAAAGAAGTGTTAGAGGATGTTGGTGGTGTTGCCGATAGAGTTGCAAAACTAAAACCGTATAGAGGTAAAGGGATTGTTATTACTGGACCTTTAGATGTTAGTAATAATAAAAAAATCGGACAATTAACAGGTATTGTTAGAGTAATGGGTAGATTGGACATAAGTGATTCAAACGTCCCAAATATTAACGGAATTGAGGTTGATGGTTATGTTAACAATTATGGATCCACAATGTGGAGTATAATAAAACAACAAGAATTGGCAAAAAAACTTGATGAGTTAGAAGAGTTAAGATCTGACAACGAATGGAATATTGCAACTGGTGGTGATGATGATGCGGAAAGAACGGAGGCGTTATACAACTTTTTAATTGAAGAGGGAATTCCTGAGGAAGTTGAAGATGAAGAAGGAAATGAAGTTACTGAAGACAAATACTTTATTTACCCTGATGGGGTGGGTAGTTATGGTTACGGAAAAAAATATGAATGGGTAGGAGGATCGGCGCTAGTTCCAAACACATACGACGTTTATACTCAGGATGAAATGGATAAGGCTGCAGAAGCATATATTGAAAATTTGGTTGATGACGTTGGATATGATGCTTTTAGAGAATGGGTATGGAATGACGCAATTGATGTCCAACATTGGCGTAGATGGTTATATGAATTCTATGAGGACGATATAAGATCTAGCCCGGGTGGAACTTACGATATAGGTTTAGCTTTATCGGATTATCAAAAATCTCAGGTAAGTACGTTGGAAAATACCATTAAGAAATTAAATAATAAATTTATTAGTGGGGGTTTAACCGACGAAGAAAATAAAACAATTCAAAAAAAGATTGAAGGACTTCAGAACACAATTAACAATATTATGGAAGACCCTGAAGGTGACTACGATGAAGATCAGATAGTTCAGGAGATTAATAGTAGGGTTGATGATTATGCGGACGATATTAAATCATTTATTGATGATTATGGGTTTGATAAAAAATTTATTATGGATTTTATTGACATTAGTGAACTTACTAACACAATAGTTAGTTCCGATGGTTATGGAATACTATCAAATAATGGAAGTGATATTTATGAAGACAGAATAAATGGTACTTGGTATTATGTGATACCAACAGATTAGGTATTTATTTGTTTATATCTTTGCGTTATTTTTTTATTATAGGATGGCAAAGAAAAAGAAAATAGAGTTTTTAATGAACACCGATTGGATGTTCGAAAAACCAATAGATAGAGAATATAAGGAATACAAACTCCTTTCGTATTTTCAAAAAATGGGCGAAAAATTAGATAGATTGGAACTATATCCTGGGTTTATTGAATTGTCGTTACATCTAATGAATGTCCAAGCACTTATTAAAGATAAGAAAATCGTTTATACGGACAAAAAATTAAATAATATTGATGACGAGATCTTAGTTAAAGATCTAAAAGTAAGAGCTCTACCTGAACTTTCGCAAGACGAGATGATTGAGTTTAGAGATATCCTTACATTTTCGGCACCACGAATAATGGAATACTTTAGTATTGCAAAATCGGTGTGGTCTATCGTGTTTGATTCGTTAGATATGAAAATCAAAAGAAATAAAAAGAATATACTACACCCAAAGGGGTACTTCTTTTATACTGAAAATGAATCCAAAAAGACATACGTTTGGGAATATACAATCAAAAAAGAAACAAAAAATAACCCACAGAGTATGACAAACATCAATTTAATCTATTTTGATGAGATGGGCGAATTGACGATCCCAAAAATTATCACTACTTTTTCTTCATTCGAATCAAAAGATAAAAGAATGAGTCCGGTGTTCCATATGATGTCAAGTGGTATATTTCCTGTAAATGAAACCTTACTTCCGTTGTTTAAACGAAGAATCGCTGGACTGATCTCTCAAACAAAAGTGATTCAAAGAAATCAAGAAACGGAACAAGATGGGTTTTAATAAGAGAGTATTAAAGAAAGAAAATATTTTAATTCACATTAATGATATAATGACTTACTTAAATGTCGATGCGGTATTCTGCACCGACAATTTTTCACGCGAAGTTTGTGATCTATATAATGAAGGAAAAACAAAAGAAGAAATAATAAATTACATAAACGAAAATAAATGAAAATTAAGTTAGAATATGTATGGGTTGATGGATATAACCCAGAACCAAACCTTAGAAGTAAGGTTAAGATTGTTGATGAGGATACTATAACAGGATCAATAGAAAACCTCCCAATGTGGAACTTCGATGGATCGTCAACAAATCAGGCAGAAACTGATAATTCAGATTGTCTATTAAAACCAGTTAGATGGTATGTACCGGAAGAAATTTCCACCATATATGTTCTATGTGAGGTTTTAAATCCTGATGGTACACCACATAAAACAAATGAGAGATCAAAAATTGGAAATCAATTTTCTGATTTATGGTTTGGTTTTGAACAAGAATACTTCATTATGAAAGAACCTAATGGGCCAATTTTGGGTCACGACAGAAGATCCCTAGAAGGACAAGGTAAATACTATTGTGGTGTTGGATCAAACGTAGTTGGTCGTGACTTTGTTGAAGAACATACCAATATGTGTTTAGAATATGGTATCGACATTACTGGCACAAATGCTGAAGTGGCGTTAGGTCAATGGGAATATCAGGTCCTATCAAAAGGTAAGTTAAAAGGTGGGGATGATCTATGGATGAGTAGATATTTTTTGGAAAAGATTTCGGAAAAATACGGGTATGAGATTACCATACACCCAAAACCATTAAGATCTGGTGAATGGAATGGATCTGGATTACATACAAATTTCTCAACTGATATGATGAGAAACGAAAGTAATGAAAAATATTTTATGTCATTATTTGGGGCTTTTGAAACAAGACATAATGATCACATCAAGGCGTATGGGTCTGATAATGAGTTACGTTTAACGGGTAATTTTGAAACTCAGTCAATTGACAAATTCAGTTGGGGGGTATCTGATCGTGGAGCGTCAATTAGAGTTCCCCAAGATACCGCAAAGGAATGGAGGGGATATGTTGAAGATCGTAGACCAGGATCAAACGCCGACCCATATAAAATCATCCAAGAGATCGTTACATCACTTAGTTTAGCGGAACAAATTTACGAGATGAAATCTATAATGAACAATAATGTTGATATGAATGGTCTTAGTGAGAAATATGGAACTATGTCTAATGACGAATTATTAAGTGAATATCAAAATGATGACGATCACGAACTTACAACTGAAAAAAATAATTAATTAAAATGGAAAATAATAACGAACAAGTAAATCACCCAAATCATTATGGTGGTGAAAATAACCCTTATGAGTCAATCAAAGTTATTGATGCTTGGGAATTAGGATTCTCATTAGGAAATACGGTAAAATATATATCACGTGCAGGAAAAAAAGGAAAAGATAAAGAACTCGAGGACCTCAGGAAAGCCCAATGGTACCTTCAACACCACATCGAGACACTCGAAAAAGACAGGTCTTGATAGAGAGATTAGTATATTAGACGCCATCACAACTCCGGGTGAGTTAATCCGTGAAACTCTCATTAATTTTATGTGGGGATTCCTTGGAAACTCAATCGTTGTGTTTGTGGCGAAAGAACTGGACTTTTTGGTTTTAATTAACTACATTGTCTATTACATATTAATTTCTTATATTGTTAATAGGAAGAAATATGAAACTATGTTGGGTAAGTTTATTGTTTTACCGGGATCGGCAGCAATAGGTGCATTCACAGGTTATAAATTAGCTCAAGCAATAACATCAATAATTTAAGTAAAATGAAATTAACGGAAGAACAAAAAAATCAGATCCTTAATCAATATGAGGGATTAAAAAATGACGAACAAACATTAGGAGAAGTTCACGAAATAATTGTAGACTTTTGTGTCGATGAATTCATTGTTGATTTATCAAATGATGAGGATGGAGACCTTTTTGAGGAGTTCTCAAATGAAGTGTGGGATTATTTAGAAACAATAGCGTAATTAATTAGGGAATGATAGAAACAGGAAAAATAATAAATGGAGATTGTACCGAAGTAATGAAAACATTACCGGAAGGATCTGTGGATCTAATCGTAACATCACCACCTTATGGTGTGGGGATTGCTTACGACGTACACGAAGATGATGTTGAGTTTGAAGAGTATGTAAAGTTTGCCAAAAATTGGTTAAGTGAAGCGTATAGATTGTTAAAAGATGATGGTCGTATTGCGTTGAACATCCCTTACGAGATTAATAGACAGAAAAAGGGTGGAAGAATTTTCTTTGTTTCTGAAATGTGGCAAATTATGAAAGAGATTGGTTATGGGTTCTTTGGGATCGTTGACCTTGAGGAACAATCTCCACATAGAAGCAAGACAACAGCTTGGGGATCTTGGATGAGTCCATCAAGTCCGTATATTTATAACCCTAAGGAGTGTGTGATATTGGCATATAAGAAACAACACATTAAAAAGATTAAAGGTCAACCACAATGGATGGGTGAATTAACTGAAATTGAAAATGAAGATGGAACAAAAAGGAATAAAAAGGTCTATGAAGAAACTGATAAGAAAGAGTTTATGGAGCTTGTTTTTGGCCAGTGGAATTACTTTGCAGATACAAAGTCACTCACCAAGGCAACCTTCTCAATGGACATCCCAACAAAAGCGATCAAGATATTATCATACAAGAACGATGTAGTTTTGGATCCATTTGCTGGGTCAGGTACAAGTTTGGTGGCGGCTGAAATTTTAGATCGTAGATGGTTGGGTATAGAGTTAAGTCCAAACTATGCCGAAGTTGCTCGAGGAAGGGTTCAGGTTTTTGTTGATGAAAAAACAAAAGTTAAAATCGAAAGTGAGTGATATTTATAGTAGATGAAAAATTATTTAATAACAGAAAAACAATTTAAAAAGATTGTAGAACAGGTTGAGGATGGCGAAGACACTAAAAAACCAACTAAAGATTCGTCAAGCATTTTTGGTAATTTGTTAGGTGGTAAAGAAGTAGAAATGGATTCGGAAGATGATGAATTATCTGGTGGTGATCCGGTACAACAATTCTTTGATTCGTTAAAGTAACGATATTGTATCACCTTCTTTAATACCATATTTTTTACAATCACCTCCTTGTAACTCTAAAACCATTTCACCATTACCTTCGTAGTGGTTACAATCGTCAGATAGGCAAGGTTTGCAGTTGTGATGTATTTTTGTGATAACATCATCGTTAATAAAAATGATATCTAAATGAACCACACAATTTTTCATCCAGAAAGAGTGTGGTCCGTTTTCCATAAAGAATAACATACCATCATAGGAATCATTAAATTTACGATTCATCATACCATTCTGAGTGTCCTTTGACGTTATTACGGTTTTAACATTAAAAAGATTATCATTTATTTTAACTTTCATATTGATAAATATCATAAAAAAAGTTCTAAATATTTTTTTCATTAGAAAAGATTCACTATATTTGTAGAAATAAATCACAGATGGTAAAATTAACATTCAATCACAACATTAGAATTATGAACGAAAAATTCGGAACATTACTTTCTGAATCTTTTGTTGACCCAATTCAGTTTAAGATCTTCTTAAAGATGGTGGATGGGGCGTTGAACTTAAAAGAAGATTTATCTTACTTTGATGGTAACACATTTTTGGTTCACATACCACATAAGATTTTAAAAGATTCTGTGGTAATCACAAATGTGTCTGAAATAAGTTTGAGTGAGCAAGTTAGAAACAAAATTGAAAGTTTAGTATGATGAAGAGTTTGATTTATTTTATCGGTATTATGTTGGTGATGAGTTCTTGTGTCAAACAAGAAATAAGACCTCAACAACCAATTGCACCACAACCAATTATTACGAACCCAACTTTGGTCGATTCTACGGTAACTATAAAGAATACAACTTGGGTGATTGGTAAAGTGTTAAACACAGACCTTAGTGAAGAAATGAGATCTGATACATTAAAGTTTATTACTAACACAACGTACTCGTTCAACGGGGTTCAGTCAACATACGGGATTTATTCAACACCAACAGGATATAAGTTGAATTTAAATAACACACCTTGGGGACATATAAGTTGTAATTTGGTTGAGTATAACTTAACAAGTGGTAATATTTTGAATAAACAATTTAATGATATTTTTACAAGTGAATCTGTTATTAAAATTTGGATGTACAAACAATAGTTTCCTTATACTATAAAAATAAGGTGGTGGAGTCGTCAACAAATCCTTGTTGACCCAAAATTAAGGTGAGAGAAATCTCACCTTTTTTTATTTGCCGTATATTTATATAATAAAAAAAATACACTATGGAGAAGAAATTTGTATTAACGGAGGAAGAATCTAAACGTATTCTTACTCTACATAAGAAAAAAATTCAAGAAGAAAGAGAAAATATAAGTGAAGATACCGGCCAAGATATTGGTAGAGTTGCTGCTGGTGCGGGAGCTGGAGCCGCAACAGGTGCTGCGGTAGGTAGTATTGTTCCTGTTGTTGGAACGGCTATTGGTGCTGTAGTAGGTACCGTTGTTGGTGGTGTTGCTGGTTGGTTCACAACTGGTGGAGGTGCTGCGGATAACGTACTTGGAGTTCTAAAAAAATGTAGAACTCAAAAAGGTAATTTGGGGAAAACAAAAAATTCTGACGGGGCATTAACGGACATTGCTGATAATATATATTCTGCGGTTGCTGGACTTGGAAATACAAATCTTGAAGGGATAGAAAGAAATTTAAATAAATTATTGACAATACCTGATTTATGTAAGATGGCTTCATTATATTATAGGAGACGTGGAGAAACATTATATGACGCTTTAGACGGTGACATTGATGGTGATGACGATTGGAGAAGTCACGTTTGGTTACCAATCACTACCCTTATAAGTAACACTAAAAAGGCAAATAAAAATTTTTACTTAGATAAAGCTAAAAAATGTGGTTTTAGTAGTGTTGAGGCATGGAAAAAATCCGGATGGAAATGTAATAAAAAGACATCTGATGGTACAAAACCACCTGTTGACAATACAAACCCACCTGTTATTCCTGGTGGAGGAGGTGGAAGAGGTGATAGATATGGATTTGACTACCAAGAGGCATTAAAAGCGTTAAAATCTAAAGGTTGTTCAGTTGTTGGTGGTGGTGGATCACAAGATGAAGAACAATTTGCGGATGATTGGAGAGCCACTCAAGATCAAAAAGTTGATACAAAAATATCTCAAGACAATATTAAAAATTGGGCTAACTAATAAAACATTTAAAAAAAATATAAAATGAGCAAAATTAAATTAACTAAAGAACAATATAGTAAATTAAGACAAAATCTTGTTGAATCAGCACTTATTATGGAACAAACAAATGATGAGGTTAGGGCTATTCAAGCATCATTAAATAAATGTTTTAATGCTGGTTTATCCGAAGATGGTATATGTGGTAATAATACTAAAAATGCTATTGAAAAACACTTAGGTATTAGAACATTTAGAATATAACTTTAAAAGTAATTTACAAAGGGAGAGTGATCTCCCTTTTTTTATGCAATTTTTTTTATTATCTTTGTCCTATGGAAAAAATATTATACATCGTTCGTGGAATTCCTGGTTCAGGTAAATCAACATTTGCAAAATCATTAGTGAAGAAAGATTATTGTCATAAAGAGGCGGATATGTTTTTTGTTGATAGTGATGGTAATTACAATTTTGAACCATCAAAAATAAAGGATGCTCATCAATGGTGTCAAGAAGAAATGGATTTCTTAATGAGATTGGAACATTCTCCTGTTGTAGTTTCTAACACATTTACACAAGAGTGGGAGATGGAACCTTATTTTGAATTAGCGAAGACATACGGGTATAAAGTATTCTCAATAGTCGTTGAAAACAGACACGGAGGAATTAATCAACACGATGTTCCTGAAGAAGTATTAACTAAAATGAGAGATCGTTTTGAAATTAAGATATGATGAAATTTGATAAAATATTAACAACAGGTAGAGTATGGATTACATCAGATCCCCACTATAACCATAAAAATATCTGTAGAGGTGTGACGGAATGGAGAACGACGGACGGGAAAGTTCCTGTGGATAGTACGAGAGACTTCAACACTCTGGATCAGATGAACAACACGTTAGTTGACAACATTAACTCCAATGTAGGTCAGGATGATACATTAATAATGTTAGGTGATATTGCATTTGGTGGGTTTGAATTTATTAAAATATTCTTGGACCGATTGATATGTAAAAATATCCACTTAGTATTGGGAAATCACGATCACCACATTAGAAATAACAGAGAGAACATAAAAGATATGTTCTTATCTGTTAGTGACTACCTTCAGGTAAGTATAAATGGTGCAAATTTTGTGATGACTCACTATCCATTTGCGAGTTGGAATGGTTTAAATAAAGGTGTTATTCACCTTCACGGACACGTACACTTACCGGCAAGTAGAAAATGGGGTAACGGTAAAAGATTAGATGTTGGGGTGGACGGAAATAACCTCCAACCATATAGTCTTACTGAGATTGTTCATATGATGGACAAAAGAACTATAGTGTCTGAAATAGAGAATGATCACCACCTAGATGATATCATTGGGGTTGTAGGATAAACTACAACTCCAATATATTTATTAGTATGAAAAACATTATCATTACCGAAAATCAATTACGACTTATAACGGAAGCCTTGGGGGTTCCTGATTCTATTTTAGATGCTGCAGAAAAGATATACGATTTAATCGGACAAGATCTAAAAAGTATCACAACTAAGGACGAAAAATATGAATTTTCTAATGAGGTTGATATTGAATTAGGTGATAAAAAGAAAATAAATATCGAAGATTTTGAACTTGTTGTTAATATTGAGGAATACCCAAAACAAATAAAAGGTAAACCTGTTATTATATCTATGGGTATGGGTCAATCTTTTCATTTTGATAGAAAAGTAATGATGAAAAGAATTCAGAAATCAGAGACCGCGGAAATTGAAATTACATATGGTGTTGGTGAAAATTGGGAACCTAGTGATCTTTACGATGTGTATGTTGAGGACAGATCAGAACATTTGGGATCAATCGCTCACGAATTAAAACACAAATATGACAAACAGTCAAAAGAACTTGATTTGATTGGTAGAGACGCTGAATACAGAGCAACCCATAATTACGGTAGCTTTGGTATTCCAATAATTGACGGTACTTTTATGAGGTATTTGTATTATACAACTATTGCGGAAAATTTAGTTAGAACAACTGAAGTTGCATCACAACTTAAATCTGATAATATTACAAAATCACAGTTTAAAGACTTTCTAAGTAATAACAGGGTGTATAGAGAATTACTTGAAATTAAGAATTTCACTTTTGAGAAACTTATTGAAGGTTTACGTAACGATATGGATAAGGTGGATAAAGTTCTTATTCACATAGATGAGGACCCGTCTGAACTTACTGAGGAACAAAAAATCCGTAGAATTTTGGAAATAGTGTATATTAATTTAGTTAATACTAAAATGTCAACATTTATTGATATGACTAGTAATTCTAGAGACGAACTTAGATCGTTATTTAGGGGTTTAATGGGGTCATCATTAGTTGACGATGAAGAAGAAAAAAAGATGGACAAATTGAAAAACAAGTTTGCAAACCACATTTCAAAATACAAAGGTAATACAACACAATTTTTCAAAGATGAAATTGAAAACTTCAATTATATTGCAACAAAAATGTTGAAGAAAATAGGTAAACTTTATGCAATGGCTAAAGATGATCAACCTGTTAGTGAATCTATAATTAATTGGGAATTACATCAAAAACTTATGGATAAAAAACACGGTAAGTCAAAATTAGAAACTGAGTTTAAGTTTAAGAGATAACCTAAAACCTTTATTTATCGACAATTTTTTCATACTTTTACACTATGAGAAAATTTTTGATACCCATATTACTTATAACTTTATCGTTCACAACACCTAATGACGTACGCAAAGGTACCGCTTCTTACTACGGTCAAAACTACACAGGAAGGTTAACCGCGTCGGGAGAAAAGTTTCATAAGGATAGTTTATTTGGGGCTCATAAAACTCTTAAGTTTGGAACCTTAGTGAAAGTTACCAATCTCCTCAATGATTCGGTTAGGTTTGTTAAAATTAATGATAGATTACCAAAGTCATCCAAACACATAATCGATTTATCTTACGGCACCGCAAAACAATTGGACTTCATTAAAAGAGGGATTGCTCCGGTATCCATTGAAATTGTTGGAACTTCTCCGATTAAAAAATAATTTTGTTTTATTAAAATAGTTTTCATATCTTTGTATTATGAAAAAACCTTGCAAAGAATGTCCACACTTTATTAAAAATCATCATAACGATATGATTGTTAATTTTGCTGAAAAAACCGGTAAGAAACACAATTGCCATATGACTGACGGTAAAAAAGATTTGTGGAATGTTACAGATAAAAAATTAGAATGTTATGGGTCAAAGAGAGATAATTTACGGAGTGTGTGATAAGACAGGGGATTGTGACTCCTATTTTGGGTTTTTTGAAAACATAGAAGATGCAGAACACGAGGTTGAAATCCAATCAAACCGATTAAAGGAGGATTTCGGTATGACTCACATCGATATTCAAAAGGATAGGTCAATAGTTAATGGTGAATTGGTAATAGTAATTCATTCATACGTATTAAGATGAAAAAAATAGAAACAAAATTTGGAACCTATATGGAAAGAGAAAATGATCCCACAAAATTGACTGGCGATAAGATCAAAGTATTTGTAGAAAGATTGAAAAAAATTGGAATTGAAGTTAAACTTGTCGGGAATTACCCTTGGGTTTATATCGATGAAATATGTGGTATCAGAGTAAAAGAAAAGTTGGCAGGTAATCACGGGTTTACATTAATATTTCTTCCTGTGAGAAACGATTCCCCACCATCCAATTTCACAGATATCGGTGAGACATTCAAATTAATAAGAAAGTATAGTAGGAAAGCTCTTTTGGTGAAAATGATGGAGGAAGATCAAAAAGATGGTTTATATGATGTTGAATAACAATTAAAAAATTATAAAAATTTAATATGGGAGAAAATTTAAAAGGTTATCGCATTTACCTAGATGATGTTCGTACACCGGTAGATCCAAGTTGGATCGTTGTACGTTCTTATGATGAGTTCGTTCAAAAGGTAAACTCAATCGGAATGGAGAACATTGAATTAATATCATTGGATCACGACTTAGGTGATAGTGCGATGGCAGAATGGCACTATGGTGTTGTGAAAAATTATACAATCAATTATGATAATATTACAGAAAAAACTGGTATGGACTGTACAAAGTGGTTGGTTAATCAATGGCTAGACGGTAAACCTGTAGTTGAGGTTGTGGTTCATTCGGCAAACGCTGTTGGAAGTGGTAATATGATGGGATACATCAACAATTATCGACACTTAAATAGAATGCCACAAAATTGTGTAAGAGTACAAATTGAACATACCGTATAAAATTAAGATATGGAATTAGAAAAATTTGAACAGGCAAAAAAAGTTAAAGAAAACCTTGAAAAGTTGGAAAGACAAAAATACAAACTAGAAACCGCACTTAAAAGTTGTGGTTTGAACGTAACAATTAACTATACATCGGGAGGACATTTTCGAACACCAAGTGAGGTGAGTTTCTATAACAAAGAGGTTATTAAAGAAATGATTGCTAGAGAACTCAGAAGGTTGGAAGAAGAAATAGAGTTAGTGAAAGAAGAATTTAAAAACGTATAAAAATGGAAAATAATAATAGCGTATGTTATGTTGGTGTAATCGGAGAGGTTAAACCAATAGAAGGAGCAGACAACATAGAATTAGGTGTTATCGGTGGATGGAATGCTATCATCAAAAAAGGCGAATATAAAACGGGTGATTCGGTAGTTGTAGCAACTACGGATGCAGTTATCCCTGTTAAATTATCAGATGCAATGAACGTAACCAATTACTTGCGTAAAGGTGGTCGTGTTCGTACTGTTAAGTTGAGAGGTGTTTATTCGGAATGTTTAATTATCCCAATTTCATTTATTCCTGAAAAATGGCGTTACGAAGGATCTGATTGTATGGAGTTGTTGGAAATCTTTAAGTACGAACCACCAGTTAAGATGGTTGAGATGAGTGTTGGGGGTAGAAAATTCAAGTACCACCAAAACCCTAACTTCCACGTTTACTACAAATTCCCAAATATGAAGAACGTGCCTGATATGTTTAACGAGGACGATGACGTTGTGATCACTCGTAAATTACACGGGACAAATGCTCGTTACGGGATTGTAAAAAAGAAAAAACTTTCATTCTTGGATAAAATCCGTGGATGGTTTGGTAATCAATGGGTTGGTTATGAATATGTGTACGGATCACATAACGTAGAGAAAGGATCTGACTCTCAAGGGTTCTACAATAGTGATGTGTGGAAAACGATTGAGGAAAAATACAATATTCGTAAAAAACTTTGGGATCACGTTAAAGACACATATTTACCTGATGGTATAGGGTCTGGTTTTATCATCTATGGTGAGATCTACGGACACGGAATACAAAAGAATTACGACTATGGTTTGACTGATATTCGTTTTGCCGGATTTGATGTTGAGGTTGACGGTGTATATGAGGATAACATTTATCAATCAACTCACTTCAAATGTATGGGGTTGGAAGAAGTTGAAACATTGTATTCAGGACTTTGGTCAAAAGAAGAACAAGATAAATACGTGTTCAATAACAACATTCACGGAACTAAAGTTCCTCACGAAGGTGTTGTTGTTAAATCTTTGGATGGTAGTAGACACAAAATTGCTAAGATTATTAATCCGGATTATTTGATCTATGGTGAAAAAAATAACGTAGGTGACTCCCATTAACTTGATGGGGTCACTTTTTTTACTTAACATTAAAAAAAATAACAAATGAGTTGGATTAGAATTGATGTTGATTTAGATAATATCTATAATGAAATGGATCGTGGGGACAAAAGAACTATAGCGGAATGGTTATACGAGGATGGTATTTTACAATCACACCCAAATTCTGAAATTAGGAAACTTGTAAGAGGAGATGATGAATCACTGGGTGAATATGACTTTAGAAACGACTTAACAAAACTTTGGAACGGTCATTACCAATTAACAATAGAAGATCAAGAGATTATTAAACAAATTGCTAATAAATTATAATGGCAAAAGACAACGACCTGATATATGGGGTTTACGATAGAACAAGAGGAGTTGGTGGTTGTGATGACTACTTCGGATACTTCAAAAAAGAATCAGATGCGAGAACAGAAATGAAAACTCAGTTCGAACACTTGAAAACAAAAAACTCAAAAGAAACTTTAAAAATTCACAAAGATAGAGTTGTGAGAATAAAAGATAAAACAGAAGAAATATTAATAATTATACACCCAATATTAGTAAGATGAGAGAATATCAAATAGATGATTACATTGAAGAGTTAAAAGAAATTGAAGCAATGGAAACTTTGACGACTTTAAAAAATGAATATGTTGAAAATAAAACATCACCATCGCCAACTTGTTGGGGATCATTACCTGATGAAGAGTTTGTACCATCATTCCAATCAATTGAAAAGGTACCATCAGGGGTTTATGAGATGACTTGGAATAGAGACGCTCAAAAACATACGTTGAAAAAACAACCATTTAAAACTGATGAATTGTACCAGTTACCATCATATGAGATAATGGACATTCTAAGAGACATTAAAAACTTTTGGGATCGTAAAGAAAAGTATAAGGAGTATAATTTTATCCATAAACGAGGGATATTAATGTACGGTGAACCAGGATGTGGTAAGTCAGGTATTATTCAACTAATTGCGAAAGACTTAATAGAACAGGATGGTATTATCTTAAATATTAAAGATGGTGAAGATGTTGAATACTTCATTGATTTCATCACAACTTTTAGAAAGATCGAACCAAACAGACCTTTAATTGTGTTATTGGAAGATATTGATTCTATTGCGGGAGAGAATAATCACTCAACTAGTAAGTTGTTGAATATTTTGGACGGTGTAAAACAAATTGAAGGTGTGGTATATATTGCAACAACAAACTACCCTGAGAAGTTACAAGATCGTATTACCAACAGACCATCTCGTTTTGATAGACGATATAAAGTTGAATTACCTAACGATGAAATTAGAGAGGCGTATATTAACCACAAATTAAATGATGAGGATCTTAAAGGTGTTGATGTTAATATGTGGGTCGAAAGAACTAAAGGAATGTCTCTTTCACACTTGAAAGAAGTTGTTATTTCCGTTATAGTTATGGGAAGAACATTTGAAGAAACAATGGATAATTTGGAGGGAATGAAAAAAGCTCCGAATATAAAAGGGTCAGGAACCGTAGGGTTTGGAAGATAGATTATGAAAAAAGGAAGATATTATATACCGTTGTTTTTAATAGTGATATCTAACACTATATTAAGTTTTTACATTGGTAATGCACTTGGAGGTTTAGGGTGGGCAACATCATTATTATTACTTTCAGAAGTTTATTACTTAAGATTTTTAAAATAATGAATTATGGATGAGTATCAAGAACCTATTAAAAAAATGTATTTGAGAATCAATGGTGAGATGACTGACCGTGAAATACCACCTCCTCCACCAAAAAAAGGTAAAACTAAAACATTTACGCTTGATGAAGATCAGGTAAAGAAGTTGGAGGAATGGCAAGAACACATAAAGGCTATTTATGGAAGTTATGGTCAATACGAATACAGATTTTCAAGTTCAGGTATAGGTCAAATGGTTGAGGTTTATAGTCAATTAACTAAAACCACCATAGATCTTACTGATGTTGATAAATGGTAAAAACGAACTTGACAAATAAATAAAGATTAATTATACTTTCATACACAAAACATTTATTATGACAATTAAACAAGCTCTTAAACAAAAAAATAAGTTGGTTAAAAACATTTCGGAGAACACGAAGTTGATGCAACAACACAACTCGGTTGAGGTTGGAAACCAAAGACCATACAGCACACAGATGTTGTATGAAGAAATCCAAAAAGACACACAGGAGTTGGCGTCTTTAAAGGCGAAAATCCACATCGCAAACACACCGGTGATGCAATCCATTTTTTGGATGTCAGAAATGAAATCAACAATTGCAGCCCTAAAGAAAATGGACTGTACTGAAGGGAAATCAAATCGTGATCGTTACCGAATGGAACACGAAGTGGTTTTAACTTCTGAAATCTCTTTGGTAAATAGAAATCAAGAGATTAAATTGTTGGAATCAAAAATTGAAGAAATTCAAGATAAGTTGGATACCTTCAACGCAACCACAGAAATTTAATATGGTTTGTGGATAGGGTTAAAAAGTGATGGTTGTTCTACATTATGGATCCGATTGGATAGATAATTGATAAAGGTAACGAACTGACATTAAAACGAAATTTCAAATACTCAAAAGTCATTTGATTAAAACTTAAAACTCTCTTTTTGACCTATTTTTGACTCTTTGAGACAAATCATATGAAACCCTCACAGAAATGTGGGGGTTTTTTTGTGCTACCTAAACGTTAAGAGTATTAGGTTATCGCTAAATCATAGCGACCAAGTTGATTTAACCTATTTGTTGGACTATCTATTGGTGTAATAAAATTATAAAAATAGAGTATGAAAAAGATTTACGCAAGTATCGTAATGTTAATGTTTGTTTTCTTAACAAGCGCACAAAGTCAGTTTTGGACCGTTACCAATTATAAGGGAGCTTTTCCTGTGACGGACAATACACCACAAACAGATTGGACTTATGGGTGGTCTAATTTTAATCCCGAAAATACAAATTACCCATCGACACAAACAACCGTTAGTTCGGACATCACAACAAATACAATTTGGTCAGGTGTTATCTTGTTAGAAAACAAAATTTATGTTAAAAACGGATCAACACTAACGATTCAACCAGGAACAATCATCAGAGGTGATAATGCAACACAAGGGACTTTGATTATAACAAGAGGTTCTAAATTAATCGCTGAAGGAACACAACAATTACCAATTGTTTTTACATCAAACAATTCTATTGGAAATAGATCTGAAGGTGATTGGGGTGGAGTTGTACTTTTAGGTAACGGTGTTAATAACCAACCTGGTGGTGTTGCAAACATTGAGGGTATTGCTCCAACATCTGATACCGAATTTGGTGGTAATAACGATAATGATAATTCAGGAATATTAAAATATATTAGAATTGAATTCGCGGGAATACCATTAGCACCAAATAAAGAAATAAATGGTATTACTTTTGGATCAGTTGGTTCGGGAACTCAAGTTGATTTTATTCAGGTAAGTTATTCAGGTGACGATGCTTTTGAATGGTTTGGAGGAACGGTTAATTGTAAACATTTAATAGCTTATTCAACAACAGACGATGATTTCGACACTGATTTTGGATACAGAGGTAACGTTCAGTTTGGGTTATCAATTAGAAATGAAAATTTATCAGACGCCGCAGGTGACTCAAATTGTTTCGAATCAGATAATGACGCACAAGGTAGTTCGTCTTTACCACAAACCGCTCCGATATTCTCTAATTTCACTATTGTAGGTGCGAAAGGTAATGGTACGGTTACTCTACCAACAGGTGAGAAGTTTGAGAAAGCTTTTAGAATTAGAAGAAACTCCGCAACATCAGTGTTCAATACTCTTGTTGTTGGATGGGAAAAGGGATTATCATTAGAAGGTACATCAGTTGAGGATAATTTGTTAGGGGACACATTGGCTTTCGAAAGTAATGTTCTTTGTGAAATACCAACAAATTGTTTAGTTACAACACCAGGAATTTTAACAACATACTTTTCGAGTCACAATAACGATACGTTAACAACAATCAATCAAATCAATTGGGTAAACATATTTGTACCAAGTGGTGTTGTACCTGATTGTAGATTAGATAGCACATCAGTTGTTGCAACAGGTGCTGACTTTACAAATTCTAAATTTGGTGATTTAACTAATAGTATTACTGAAACAATCAAAACATCGTTTAAAGTATTTCCTAACCCAACAGAAGGTTTAATCAGTATTGATTCTGATAAAAAATCTTTAAATTTTGTAATCTACAATTCATTGGGTAAAGTTGTAAAACAAAACAATACGGACTTATCAGATTTGGAAAATGGTATTTATATTATCAACGCTGAAGGTCATACAGAAAAAGTTATAGTTAAAAAATAATAGGAATGAAATTTTTATTGACGTTATTATTGGTACTACCAATACAATTATTGGCTCAACCATCTGAGACATTTAAAAAAGATACAATTAGAAATGTTGAGGGGGTTACGGTTACCTTTAAAATTAATAAAGAATCAACAACAGAACTTGTAAAACTACAAAGAAATAGTATTACATCTGTAGACGGAATTAACGCAGAGACCTTTAAGAGAACACCAGACTCTAAGGTCTCTGATGTTTTTAAACGTGTTAGTGGGATAAGTGTTGTGGATAATAAGTTCGTGGTTGTGAGGGGTCTTAATGATAGATACAACTTCGCATTATTGAACGGGCTACCTTTACCAAGTTCGGAATCCGATAAGCGATCTTTTTCGTTTGATATATTCCCATCAAATATGATTGACAATCTAATGGTGATGAAGACTGCTAGTCCTGATTTACCTGGTGAGTTTGCTGGAGGCGTAATTGATATTAACACTTCCGAACCTAAAAATGAGAATACTCATACAATACAGATTGGTGGATCACATAATACAATTGCAACATTTAGGGATTTTAAAACATATAGTGTTGAATCTAGAGGGTTACCAAATATTAATGGAACTATTGATTTCCAAAACTTATCAAAACAAGAAAGGTCTGAGGTTGCAAAACTAATGGACTTTACTTGGTCAACTAAAGATAGGCTCGCGTTACCTAACCCATCTATTCAATATACCTTAAGTAGAAACATTAAATTTAAAAAGAAACAAACGTTAAGTTTCATTTTAACGTATAACTACCAAAACAACTTCAACTATAATAATATTGTTAGAAGAGAGTTTGAGGAACAAGCAACGGGTGTGGTTAAGAAAATGGAACTAAATGATTCTGTATTTACTCAGAGTGTTTTAAATAGTGGTATGTTAAATTTGGTTTATAAGATTAATGAAAACAACACCATCAAGTTTAAGAATATTTATTCTGTAAATTCTGAAGATAAGGTTAATGTTAGAAAGGGTGTTAGAGAGTTAGATAGTGATCCAAGACAATGGGAGAAATCTACGAATTTTTGGTATACTCAAAATAACTTTTTAACTAATCAATTACTTGGGATTCACACGATAAAAGAAAATAAATTTAATTGGAGTGTTGGTTATAGTAATGTTAAAAGAGACATTCCGAACCTAAGGAGAGTAGTGTATAGAAAATACTCTTTAAATGAGGATGACCCAACAGAACAATATGTTGCAGTTATTCAACAGAACGGTACAATACCAACTGCTGCTGGTAATATGTTTTGGTCTGAATCAGATGAAAAAATTATAAGTGCAAGATATGATCTAACAATTCCATTTAAAGATGTTAATTCAGTCAAGATCGGTGGGTGGAATCAATTTAGAATGAAAGACTTTCAATCAAGAAATTTTGGGTTTTCACAATATAAACCAAACGGTAGTACCTTTAATAGTGACTTACTTTTATTACCTATGGATCAAATATTCTCCACTGAGAATATGGGTCTTTTAAGTAATGGTCAGGGTGGTTTTAAATTAGATGAGGCAACCAAAGTTGATGATAGTTATGATGCAAATTCATTCTTAAATTCTTTCTACACTATGGTTGATTACAAATTGAACAAGTGGAGATTTGCGGGTGGAGTTAGATTAGAATCTTACAATCAAAACTTTAACTACATTGAGTTTGGGAGTAACTTAAATAGAAACATTGACACAACGGTAATTGATTTATTACCTTCTGTTAATGTAATTTATAACTTCAATAAAAAAATGAAGTTAAGAGGAAGTATTAGTCAAACGGTATCTAGACCTGAGTTTAGAGAATTAGCGCCATTTAACTTCTATAACTTCGTATTGGATAATATCACATCAGGTAATCCATATTTAAAAAGAACTAAGATAACTAATTGTGATATTAGATATGAGATTTACCCTGGTAGTGGTCAGATTATAAGTTTGTCAGGGTTTTACAAAAACTTTAATAACCCTATTGAAACTATAAATAGGACCGGAACGTCAGGAGCACCTGAGTTATACTTCTCAAACATTGAAAGATCACAAAGTTTTGGTGGTGAGTTAGAATTCAGATTTAAATTAGGGTTTTTATCTAAAGTTGAAAACCATAAATTATGGAACCAACTTACAATCTATAGTAATATTTCAATTATTAAGTCAGTGGTAAATATGGATGAGGTTATAGGTGCTGGTGGTAACAGACCACTACAAGGACAATCACCATACATCATTAATTCAGGGTTATTTTACACGAACAAAAAAGAAGATTTTAATGTTACATTATCCTATAATGTTATCGGACCTAGAATCTATATTGTTGGTAATCAACAGGAACCTAGCGTTTGGGAAAACGGAAGAAATGTGATCGATTTCCAATTGTCAAAAACATTTAAAAAGGTTGAATTAAAATTAAACTTAAAAGATATATTAGCACAAAAACTTATATATTTCCAAGACCTAAATGGTAATCATAGATATGACACAGAAGATAATAGGTGGCAAGAGATTACTTTTGGTCAAACGGTTTCACTATCGGTTAAATATAAGTTTTAATTAGTTACCCTCCCAAAAGGAGGGTTTTTTATTGATATATTATTTATATTTGTTTATAGTTAACTAAAAAACAAATTTATGAAAAAATTAAAATTATTATTACTGACACTTATTAGTGTTATTTCTTTTGGGGTAATGTCCCAAACAATGGTTTATACCTCACCTACTAGTGGTCCTAACATCTGTGATGGTACTGCAGTATTAGATACGAGTGTTAACTTATCGGTGATTAATTGGAATGGATTTGGCGCGGTGATCCAATCAGGAGGATACTATGTTGATAGTCTTTGTCCTGGAACTTACACAGTTTCATTCGTTGTTAATAATACCCCAACAACACTTACGTTCAACATAACATCAGGTACATTCAATCCGTGTTTTAACTTCGGTGGATATATCACAACAATTGATTCTACAATTAATGATGGATCAATGACAGCAAATGTTATTAACGGAACGGCACCATACACATATCAGTGGAGTAATGGTAATATGCTTCAGACGATCAATAATTTATCTGTAGGGGGGTATTGTTGTTATGTAATGGATGCTAACGGATGTAATACAACATTATGTGATTCAATCGTAACACAATCAACCAATTTCGGAGATACTTTAGTGTTAAATTCAACAGGTACTTGTAATAGTCCAATTGGTAATTTCACCACAACCATAGAAGATTGTAATATAAATTTTAACACAATCGACACAGCATATATGACAATAAATGGTCTTATTAATAGTGGTTTAGACAGTATTTTATGTGTGTGGTATGTTATTGATACAACAGGTACATACCAAACATATATGGTGAACTACCCAATGATCGACTCAACAGGATGTTATAACTTCCAATTAGTTGTGTATTGTTATACTAAATCAATGGATTATAAAACTATTGTTATCAATCAAACTGAGAGTATAGGATTTGCAGAAATTGAAGAGTTAACTCAATATGGGAAGACAATCGTTAAAATCACAGATATGTTAGGTAGAGAATGTAAACCTGAATCAGGTGAATTACATATCATCCGATATAGTGACGGATCAACTGAAAAAGTTATAAGAAACTAAAAATACCCCACTCCTTGAGGGTGGGCTTTTAGGACCGTTGTCGTTATGGCAACAATTAAAGGGGAAATTCGCTACTTCCCCTTTTTTATTAATAAAATTTTGAATACATTTAAATTATGATTAATTTTGTAGGATTCATATTACTTATAATGGTAATAGGATTAATTGGAAAACACGGCAAACACATAAGAAAATGAAAGTACTCTTCTTAGATAACGATGGTGTAATTTGTCTCTCTAATAATTGGGGTGGACGAAAGAAAAAATGGGCGAAATATCGTTCAGCGAATCCTGATTCATCACCAAATTTAAAGGAAGCTCCTGTTGAGTATCGTTTTGATGATTTCGATAAGAAGGCAATTAAGTTATTGAATGAGATTATCGAAGAAACAGGATGTGAAATTGTTGTAAGTTCAGATTGGAAACTACACGCAACACTTGAAGAACTTGGTGACTACTACGAAAGTCAAGGTATCATCAAACGACCAATCGCATTAACTCCAAACATTCAGAATTGTACTGTTCATAGTGATTTATTTATATGGTCACCACAATGGGAGTTAGAACAAACACGAACCGTTGAGATTCAACAATACCTACACGATCATCCTAAGGTTACACACTGGGTTTCAGTTGACGATCTTAATATGGGTAAGAATGGTGAACCTTGGAAAGATGCTTGGGCAATTAGTAATTTCGTTTTAACCCCAAAATCAAGTGAAGGTATTAAACAATGTGGCGTTAAAGAAAAGATTATTAATTTTTTAACTAATGGGGATTAAAAGAATGATCCAAAAGGTCACTTTATGGTTATCACTTAAGTTCCCAAAGAAGAAACGAAAATCAATTTGGGAGCTTTAAATTAAAATTATATGACAGATAAAGAAATGAATGAGTTTTTGGAATCCATTGGGGGGTTGGAAAACGGATATTATACTGATAGGGAACCAATTAAGGACTCCAGATTCTTTAGTGTTGGTGATGGATGGTATCCTTTAATTAAGGACCTTATAACCGATCTAATAGAATTAGGGTGGGATAAACAAACTTGTCAGGTGAAGGAAAAGTTTGGTGGATTAAGATTTTATATTAATTCGGCATCAAATGATGTTCATAAAAGAATATGGGTTGCGGAGAAACTAAGTTATGAAACTTGTGAGACCTGTGGAGAAAAGGGAGAATTAAGAACAAATATAGGTTGGCATACAACATTATGTGATAAACACTATGAAGAACATAAATCAAATATTCAAGAATAATAAACATCTGATGGACGAACCAGAAGTAATGGAGTTAATAGAGTATTGTCGAGAATTGGAAGGTGATGTTTTGGATGTTAAAATAAATAAACAATACGATAAGGAAGAGATCTTACATAATATTGTAAAAGAAATATATTCTAGTTGTCGTCAGTTAATTAAAGATGAAGAAGAATCCGTAAGATTTGGTGAGACACCAAGAGTTGATTTTGAGAAATCTATAGTTAACCTTAAGAGGTATATCGAAGATATAAATGTAACGTATAAATTTGGGTTGTGAAAAAAATAACATTAAGTGAAAATTGTTTTGGTGTTGATGTATATGTGGATGATGAATCTTTATTCATCCACGAATATGACAATAGAAATCCTGAAATGATTAGTGACCTACAAGACAAATTATTGGATAAATTAAAATCCTTAAAACATAAACTAGGTATGAATGATTGGACTGATATTGCCAACATAATTATCGATAAAGGGGATGAGTTCGAATACGATACTGAAAATTCAAGGGACTACGAACCTTGTGATCAGTGCGGAAATTGGAATCATAATCATACTTATATAAAAAAAGAAAATGACACAGAAAGTTAAATTAATAATGATTGAAGAAAAACCATATGTCGTATCATTAAATGATATTGAGATAGGGGATAAAGCAATTGTTACGGTAAATGGGCAATACCCATCAATTGTTGAATGCGAGAATGAGACGGTCTTAAATTTATTAACGCAGTCTAAATTATCTTCAACAAAATCGTTTAAGATCTTTATGGAACCTGAACACATAAAATTTACTTCAGAACAAATTGAAAAAATTCTTGAAAACGAAGGTTTGATGGATGTGACTTTAGAAGATGGAGTTTATAAATATAGTTTATAATGGCTTATATAGAGCACAATTTTTTCCCACTTAAGGTGTGGGTTCGAAACGAATATATGTATCAACATAAGAAAGGTCAGGGTGATCTAACACCAGGTGTTATTATATCTGTTAGGTGTATGCCAGGTCAAGCGGCTTTATTCCAAGTGTTGTTAGAAAATGGGGTACTAAGGGATAAATTACCAAGTCACGCTCTATTACACGAACCTGAGATCCCTAAAGATGATTTACCATTCCACTACTTACAGATTTGGAATTGTTTCTCATATAACTTCACCTTGTTACATTTATCGTACCTATACGATACAAAAGTTGAGGTCTTTATGAAAGATAAGAAGTTTTATTCAGGAAGTTATTATGGTACAATCAACTGGGGTTCAAACGATATGAATACGGACCTATCATTGGCTGAAGATCCATTAGAACATAAGAGTCATCATATTATTTTACTTGATAACGGACAAATTGCGTTACAACCAAATAATAGAATAAAATGGTCTGAACCAAGTTTTGTAACCAAACCATTCCCCGAAAAACCTGACTATTTGGTAAACAAGGATTATTATAATTGTGAGGGGTTTGATAAGTGGCATACTGAGGATAGCGATAGGATGTTCTATGATACAGAAAATGAATGATGAAAATATAACCGAATACGAATATAATCAAATGATTATTGAAATATTGGAAAAGAATATTGTCCTTCTAAATCTAAACTTAATAATGAGTTTGTTTGTTATTGTTGAGGTTATTTTATTAATGTTAGATTACATTTCATTTGTGTTTATGGTTTATGGTCCTTTGATGTTTGCGTTATTCAAGATTTGGAATAACAGACAAGAATTAATTGCAAATGGGATAACGATCCAATACATCCAAGATCTCAGAGATAAGAATAAGGAAGACAAAGATTTACCACTTTAAATAATTTATTGGATTATACTAGGACACTTACATAGACAAGGTGTCTTAGTATTAAAACAAAATGAATAAGATTTTAGAAAAAATGTATCCCCCGATTTGATTAAGTTGGGGGATTTTTTTATTTTTGTGGTATGTTAGTAGTTGAAGGTAAAACATTCAGTAAGTTTGTTGAGAAGAAGTCGTATAGAATAAAGACTTTCCTCAACTATTGTCCTGTTAATAAAAATTTATCGGGCGTTAGAACATATAACACTGACGATTACGCCTTATCTGATAATAAAGAAAGGTTTTATTCTGACTCATTATTGTTAACTGAGGAGGACTTTATTAAACATTATGGTAATGTACTTTCTGCGGTTCATTTTGAAAGACAAAGAGTTTTTATTGAGGAGTGTGAAAATAAAATCTCTATTAAGTATCAATACCAAACTAGAGACAGAAGAGTTGGGAAAAAATACTTTAGGGTAAGAAAAACAACAAGGTACCTCACATTCAACTTCAAAACAAAATTATTTTATTCGGGGGTCTTTTCTACCAAACAGAAAAAAATTATTAGTAGAACTATGAAAATAAACCCTACTAATGAGGCAATTTATGGATTGTATAGTAGTTTAGGTATTGATAAAGATATTAAACCTGACTTTTACTTCTTTAGTTTTTTTGAAAAAATTTGGGATAGATTGGGTATAACTAATGCCCAAGACTTTAAAACTGATAATATTAGAAATTTCTATACCCTAACCACCTATTTGGTAAATGGTGTTAAAGTACCTAATAATTGGAAGAAGTTCGGAGGAACATTTTTCTCAAGGGTTGAATTGCGTAAACACAATATGAATCTTGTTGATGCGATGATGAGTAAGATGAATCTCAAAGGATCCAAAGTTAAAAAGATCCTCAACGAGATTGAATGGGTTGCTTTCGATAGAATGTTTATGATGTATACTATGTTAGGGATCGATAGTTTTAACCAACTTCCGGATGAATTATTTGATGAACGATATAGAGTGGGTAGATCATACCCAAATCAAAACATAGAAGATCTAATTCCGGTTCCTAATTACGATGAAGAGGTGCCGGTTTCTGTTCACTATGATGAAGAAAGATGTGGTAGATATTGGTACTCAACCTCAAAGGAACAACAAAAAAATCTTATTAATGTATTGGGAAATGTTTTAACAAAAAAAGAAAAAGAGAGAATTGTTAAAATAGGTTTTCTGTGGGATGATAGACATTTTGATACCCTATATGAACACATAGCATTTAAGAGTGAACTTGAGAAATTGGGTGAAAAAGTAAGATTTAAATTTAACTCTGAAGCGGAATTTAATGAGGAACACGAGGAATTCAGTCGATTAATTGATTCATATAAAAAAGGTGAGGTTGAAAGATTCTATGGTGATGTTGATTCGTTAGAAACCCCAATTGAGTATGAAAATGAAACATATTATCCGGTGTTACTCCGTAAAACAAATGATTACGAAAAAGAGTCCCAACACCAAAGAAACTGCGTGAGAACTTACACTGAAAGACCTGAATGTTTAATATTCTCAATAAGAAAGGGATCCGTCGATGGTGATGATAGAATTACGGTGGAATATCAATACAGAAATAATGAATTAATAAACGTCCAAGAACGAGCAAGATTTAATAATGAACCTTCTTTAACATTCTCACACGTCGCAAGAATCCAATTGGTGAATATTAATTTATTGTATAAATTGGGAACTCTTAAATTACCAAAAATGATTAAAAAATATCGTAATGGTAAAGAGATTGAACAACAGGCGGTGTTTAATGAAGCCAATTTAGTTGGTGAAAGGGGTAGACTGATTAGAATGACACCAAGTTGGGACGTTACCACTACTGAATTTTCACCCTATTATGACCCCCTTTTTGAATATCCGTTGCCGGAATATAATGAAATTGAACCTGTAAGATACGATGATTGGTTAGCCGGTGACGATCTATTACCATAATAAAAAAACATAATATGAAAAAATTACTTTTTATTTCTCTTTTATTGGTATCTTGTGCTGGTAAAAAATACAAATACGAAATCAGAGGAAAGGTCTATGTCCCAACCTCAGGTATAAACCCAATGCACGATGCCATTTGGTATACCGATACCATATCGTTTGATGGGGACACTGCATATTATTTTAATAGTGATGGGAGTGAAGTAAGAATTAAACCTCCATTTAAAATTTTTAAATTAAATAAATGAAAACATATAAACAATTACCGATACCTGAAGATTCTGCTTGGAGTAGAAATACTTTATTTAGTAGATTACATTGGAGAATAAAATACTTTCTTACCGGTGTAAAAAACATTTTTAAATGGATGCCAACTATTTACCACGATAGAGATTGGGACGGTAACTTTATCCTAAAAATATTACAAAAGAAAATCGAGTTCCAAAGAAAGGAACTTGTCAATGCCAATAGACATATGGATATTGATAGAGATAATCGTTATATGACTTTGGCTCTTAACTTACTTGAAAGAGTTATGGAAGAACATTATCAATTAGAATGTATGGATTATTGGGACACTAATATTAGTTTTGAAGATGTACCAAATAAACCAGATCTAAAATCTATTGAGATTGAAATAACGGGTGAAAGATTTGATGAATACTTAAATAAGTATCCTTCTTCAGTTCGTGATGTTATCAAAAAGAATGGAGAACAAGTTGATAAAAAACGTTTATGTTTATTGGTGTCTTACCATAACCATAATAAAGCAAATAAACTTCTTTTCCGAGTTTTGGAGGAAAGGCTGGCTCAATGGTGGGATTAAAATTAGAACAAATTCCATTTGATAGTAATTGAAAAAATGATTAAATTTGTATCTCACAAGTAATAACCAATAAATAAAATATGAAGTAGTATGTTTAATAAAATTAAATTAGGAGGGTGGGGAGTCACCATACTAGTTATAATACATCTTTACGTTGTAAACTTATACACTGAGTTTATCTTAAGTAGGGAAGTATCGATCGAATTACAAATTGTGTCGACATTAGGAGTTTTGGTTAGCACATATTATATGTTTAAACTCATTTACAAATTTATTTATAACAATTTAAAAGAAAAAAAAGATGATTAGTACATTAATTTTTATTACAGGTTTAATTGCGGCAATCCTCATCGCATTAAAAACACGAGGAAGTATGTTTAAAGTTGAAACAGATCGATGGAATGATACCAGAGAGACATTTCAAGCGAGTTGGTTAATCAAGCCTATTGGTGTTTTCGTTTTAGGTTTAATTTTATCGATGGTTCAACCATTTGCCCTTGAAAAAGTAGATAGTGGATACAAAGGTTTAAAAGTTAGTTTGGTAGGATCTCAACGTGGTGTTACAAATTACCAATACAAAACAGGGTGGGTAGTTTATAATACTTGGACAGAACAGATGTTAGAGTTCCCAACGTTCCAACAACACATTGAGTATGATGACCAACAAGTAATCACAAAAGGTGGATTCCCTGCAACCATTAAACCAACATTTAACTACTCTTTGAAAGAGGCAAATATTGGGGATATGTTCGTGAATTTACGATTGGATGTGAAACAAGTAGAGCAAGGATGGTTGAAAAACGCAATTATCGGAGCGGTGAATGACGTGGCAAACACTTGGGAGGTTGATAGTATCTTTGGACACAGACAAGCATTTGAAGCATCTATCGTCGCTGAATGTAACGTTCGATTATCTAAATGGTTCAACGTATCACAATTACGTACAAACATCACACCACCTGAAGCATTACAAGAATCAATTATCGCTAAAACAAAGGCGATCCAACAAGCGGAAGCATCGGAACAACAAGCATTAACTGCGATTGCTGAAGGTAAACGTAAAGTTGCTGTAGCTAGAGCTGACTCTGCGGAATTAATCATTAACGCTTACGCCGCGGCACAAGCAATTAAGATTAAACAAAATCAAATTACACCAATGTATATTGAGTATTTGAAAGCACAAGCTTGGGACGGGAAATTGCCAACAACAATGGCAGGTAATAGTGGAATGTTTTTAAACTTAAATAAAAAATAATATGCAAACATTAATTTTTAATACAACCTTAAAAACGGTTAAAGTACTAAGTAATTATAGACACACAGGAGATGTTGTGGAATCTTTTGATAATGTCCCAACCGTTAAATGTTCTGAGTTAGGTTTTTACGAGGTAATGCAGAAAATGGATACAGAATCCTTAGGTGTAATCCCCGTGATGAGATTACCAATCTCAAATACAAATATGATTATTGTTAAATAATTAAACCAACCCCACCCCAATAAGGTGGGGTTTTTTTATATGTTAATTCTCATATAATGGAGAATATATGGTAGTTAACATATATTTATCATTATGAAAAAGATTGTAAAACTTACAGAATCCGATTTAATTAGAATCGTACAAAGAGTTATCCAAGAAGGTAAAACAGATAAAGGAGTTAAGGAAAAGGATGTTGACGTTAAACTCGATAGATTTCAAGAAACAATTAAAAACTTTATTAAATCACACGATTGTAAAGTAAAACAAGTTGGTAACGATTTTGAAATTCATTGTGATGGAAAACACGTTGGACAAGTTATGTTCCGAAAAGATGGAATAACCGTTAAAAAGGTTGGTAGTAAATTTGGTAAAGAATTTAAATTTAATGAACTTGGTAAAGTAAAAAGTGAAATAAAAGGATTGATCTAATGAAAATTATCAAACTAACCGAATCTGATTTAACCAATATTATATAATATTAATACCCACCCCAATAAGGTGGGTTTTTTATTTAAAAATGTTTTATTATATTTGTGATATGAGTAAGATAGATTGGATTTTAGAACAACACAAAAGTACGAATCATCAATATGATACGTATCTTCCGTATGAATTTCACTTGAGAATGGTTTCAAATGTTGCACAGGAATTTATTAATTTTGTGCCGGATAGAAATGATGGGGAAACTTCATTTAGAGGATCAGTACTTATTGCAACTTGGGGTCACGACCTAATTGAGGACACTCGTGTTTCATACAATGATGTGAAGAATCATTTGGGTCAAGATGCTGCCGACATCATTTACGCAGTTACCAACGAGAAAGGTAAGAACCGTAAAGAACGAGCAAACGACAAATACTACGAAGGTATTAGAAATACGCCAGGTGCGGTGTTCGTTAAGTTGTGTGATCGTATTGCGAACGTACAATACTCAAAGATGACAGGTAGTCGTATGTTTGAGATGTATAAGAAAGAAAGTGATAACTTCTTGACTAGCTTAGGTTTTGTTGAAGGGCAAGCACATCCCCTTGGTGAAATGTGTAATTATTTAGAAAACTTATTTAATGATTGATTATGGAAAATAGAAGTAGACATTACGGAGACGTTGTAAAATGGATTGAAAAGGTAATTGATTCTTGTGAGACATATCAACAAACATTAGCAGCTAAAATGTTAATAGTTAATTTTGGTAAACAAATGTCTCGTAACAAAGTTGATACTAGATTAATGTGGGGTATAAGATCTTCATTGGATCTTACATTAACTATTAAACGTGATAAATTGATAAATTGATAAAACTTGCGGAATGAATGGTAAACTAGTAAAATCACTTTGTGAAT